ACTTATTTTTTTCTCTTCTTCAAGATTTTCATCATATTTCATTCTTTTGTCAGGATTATTAAAAAGATAAGCTCCAGGTGTTGATGGTGAAGACACTAAATCAAAACATATTAATTCAAAATCGTCTTGAACTTCATTTTGTTCGCCAACTTTTTTTAATGAACCAACTCCTCTTGAAGAAATTCCTAAAGTAACACCTTGTCTAAGATAATTTGCGGCTAAATCTCCTTTTGTTGAGCAAACCCCTCTTTCATGAAAACCTGGACTTGTAAGTAACTTAAGTTTTCCCATTAAAACGTTTCCTTCCCACCAAATTTCATTGATAATGTGAGAAACTCTATCTAAATCAATTAAAGATGACTCAGGGTGATTTAATTCAGAAAGTGATGTACCTTTATTGATTGCTTTTTTATAGTTCTCAGATTCTCTTTTTAAGATTTTTTCGGGGTATATTCTACCATTTCTATTGGGAACATTATATTTTTGAAGAACCGCATAAAATTCAAATGGTTTTGAGTAGTCCATAAGGTTTTTTGATTCATTAATAACTTTTTCATTGAATTGGTGTTTTGGAGAAATATATCCCGCATCCTCTTCAATTAGAATAGTTTTTTTTCCAAAAATATTGTTATTATTTATTTGATAATCCATTAATTAATTTTATAAATTGACATTTATAACCATTTCGGTTAACAAATAAATATTAACAAATGTCGATTTAAACTATAATATTTTTTTCTTTAGTAGATTTGGTTAAATGAAGTTTAAAATATTCGTTTTTAGAAAAATTATCATTAAAAATTTGTTTAGCTATTTTTTTTAAAGTTTCTTTTAATTTTTTTGATTTAAATTCTAAATGATTGTCTGTGCAACGCACTCCTGGTCTAAAATAAAAATTAATTTCTAAATTTGAAAAGGATTTTTTGTTCATACTAATACCGCTAGGTCTTAAGTCTAAGTCAACAATAATGTTTTCTTCAAAAATTTGTTTATCTAATTTATTAAATAATGTGTGTTTAATATCTCTACTTAAATTTAAGACGACTCGTTCCCAATTTTCGACTTCTTTTTTTGGTTCGACCCAAGTTTGAATATTTAAGTAAATAGATTTAAAATTTACGGAATCGACTGTTCCATAGGTAACTTTAGCGGTTTTAAAACCGATAATTTTGGCTGTTTTGCCTTTTTTCATTAGTATCCATATTTTTTTTCGTTTATTAACAAAAAAGTAAGTATATTTGTACTCATAGTCAAAAAAATTAATAAAATAGACTATATGTAATATATGATAATCATTAAATTAGATAAAAACATTTCAATTGAAAAAGCTTTAAAACTTTATAAGAGTAAACTTATAAAAATTAAACAAAATAATGAATTAATTTCCAGGAAAAAATTTGAAAAAAAGTCAGTAATTAAAAGAAAACAAATTTTAAAGGCGAAATATATTCAGAAATTAAAAACTAGTAACGAAATTTAAAGACTATCGTTAAGATTTTTAAGTTTAAAAAAATTAATTAACTCACATTTTTCTGATTCAACCATTTGCAAAGTTTCGTTAATTTTCTTATTTGTTTCTTCGTCAGAAGATTCATTTAAAACTGATAACTTTGTTTTAATGTTTTCTTTTAAATCGTTAAATTTATTATTTAACTCAGAATTGTCCATTGATAAAAATTTAAATAATTCATCTTTTTCAGATTCGTTTAAATCATCAATATAATTTGATATTGTTCTATTTGCTACATTTACCATTGTTTGCATTGGTAAATTTATAAGTTCTTTATTTTCAACCACTGGGGCTTGTTTAAGAGTTTCAATAATTATTTTTTTTGATTCTATTTTTTCTTCCAATTTTGAAAGTGTTGGATATAATAAATAATCGACTTCAGAATAGGTATTAATTGAATTTGTTTTTCCAACCCATTTTTTAATTTTTTCTAAATCACTTTGTTTTACTTTTTTTAAAGTACTTTCAAATGAAAAAATTGTTTCGTTTAAATATTCAGTTGCAATAGACTCATTAAGACCTTTATTGGTTTTTAAATCATCATAAATATAAAATAATTTTGCAACATTTTTTTTAGTTAATACTAATTTATTAAAATTAATAACTTCGTTTTTAAAAGTTCCTTTTGAATATGATTCAGTTAAAAACTTATCTACGTTTGATTTTAAAATTCCTATTTTCATCTTTTTTTTATTTAATAAATATTAGTCACCTAAGATTCTGTTCAATTCATTTGACATTTCTCCAAGTTGATTTTTACCTCTTGACAAATCAATAAATGAATCGTCATCAGTTAAGTTTTCACTTTCAAGTAAAATTTTTAAATTATCTTTTTGGAATGATTCAGGAGTTACTCCTGCCGGTCCTCCAGGAGGGGGTCCAGGTGGTGGTGGCATTTCTCCTTCAAGTCCTCCTCCTCCTTCAGGAGCTCCACCTTCAGGTCCTGGAGGTGGTGTCGAAGTTGCGGCTTCTGGACTACCTGGTTTTTTATTACCATATAATTTGTCAATATTATCAAAAACACCGGTATGGGTAATGATTGTTGCGGTATTAATTAATTCAGCACCAACCGCTCTTTCAATCCTTTGTTGTTGTAAATCTAATTTAATTTCTTCATCTGAAAAATTAAGAATGTGTTTTTTAGCCCAAGTTGCTGATACAGGAGCGATTCCTTCCTGGGAAGCGGTTACAGCGTCCTTGTAAAGCAACATTTTTTCTTTCATTGCGTCAATCTTTAATAAGTCAGCTTGTGTTGAAGGGTTAGTAAGACCTATTGTAAAATTTGATAATTCATCTTCAAATCCTAATAAAAATAAATGAATAATTGCAATTTTATTCATTTCCGCAATCATACATTTTTGTATTCTATTAATAGTTCTTGCAAATCTAATATCCATTAACGCTAAATCTTTACCTCCACCAACTGGTTCTTCAAAACCTAAAAACGCTTTAGGAACTCTAAGAGCGGTAACTAATTTCTTTTGAATGTACTCAATATCGGCAATTTCAGATAGATTAGTTGCTCCTGGTAAAGTTTCTATTGGAGATGCTTGTGCGGGGTCTCTAACTGGTATAAAATAATCTTGGTCAACTGCCATTTGATTAAATCTCATGTCAACGTTTCCAGTTTTTGAATCAACAACTTGGTCTCGTTTAAACTTATTTGCCACACGTTGAACATATCCTTCAACGTCTTTATCATCCATATTACCAACAAACACTTTAAATACCCTTCTTTCAGGCGCTCTTGATGTTCTATATATTAACATAGCATCTTCCGAAAGTAATAATTGTTTCCAAATACGTCTGGCTTTTTCTAACATTGAAGTACCGTACGGTAATTTTCTATCGTCGCCTAATAATCTAAAGTGAGCAATTTCCCAAGAATTAAACTCCATGTCTTTAGTTTTCCATTTAAATCTCAATCCTTTATTTTCAGGAAGTTCTTCAACATTATGAGCTTTAACCGCTAACCCTCTTTCTAAACGTTCAATTTCAATATTTGGAAGTTGCATACATCCGACAATACCTTTAGTAGAATCTAATTTTAAATAAACAAAATTATCACCATACTTGCAGGTGTTTCTTGTCCACATTGGTAAATTTGTGTTAATATCTAATGAATTATTAAATAAATCTGTTAATATTGATTTAATACGTTTTGATTCAGAATAGATTTGTAACATATATCCATTTTGGTCAACAGTTGTTGATTCTTCACCATAAATGTCTAACGCCGCAGAAATTTCGGGTGTGTATTCCATAGATTCGTAATCATAAAATGATGCTAAACGGGTTGGCTCATAATAAACGGCCTGAGTATAAAGATTACTTTCAATTTTAGTCCATTGATTAGACAAATAGAAAGTTTGTTGGGCTTGTAATTTTTCTTTTTCGTATTCTTCTTTTGAATTAGTTTTAAGAAGTTCTTTTTTATCGAATTTATAAGTTGGGTAGTCTTGGTTTAGTAAAGCATTTGGGCCAAAAGCATTTTGTAACCTTTGCCAAACCGTCATTTTATTTTTATCGTTATTTTCCATCCCTTAAAATTTAACCTTTAATATTATTAATTAAATAGTTTAACTTATTCAGTTATTTTTATTTTTTTGGACTTACATTATTTTGACCTGCTCCTTGTCCATTTACATTACCACTAACATTAAACGTTTGTACGTTTTGTCCTGGAACAATTAATTTACTACCCCCTATTTTTTTACCAGATTTTTTTCTTGCCGTTAATCCCATAACAATAAATATTACCTTTTACTAAATAACCAACCATATTTTATATTTTAGACCCGTACTTTTGGTAAAAGTATTCCAAGATAGCAAAATTCATATGTTGTATACCTTTTGTACATTCAACATGTCCAACATACTTCGATTTGTCTTTATTTTTACAATACCACATTAATCTATTTTTAACAGCTCCGTAGAATCCGTTAGACCCCCAGTTGATTGGGTCACAAACTAAATAAGTGTTTGCCCCAAATGTTACATCTGTTTTATATGTTGATGGGTCAATTAAACCTACCAACTTTAATGATGAATCATCAGCATGTTCCCAAGTTTCTCTACCTCCTTGTGAGAACCCTGCAATAGATGTTACAACCGCCCCATCAAACTTTTCTTTAACATACTTACGAACATTGTCAAGGGTATTCATATGATGGGTAATAACAATTATTGCGTTATTACTATATGGTTTTAAAAATTTAACATACTGTTGAATTGCTTGAGGGTTCGCTCCGCCTTTATTATATGATGAAGTACTAGCCCCACCAAATAATACGTGGACATTTTTACCCTTGTAGTCCGATTTAATAATTGAATACTCGTTGTCATTTGTTACATCGGCAGAAACCTCAATTTTATTAGTTTCCTTTGGTATTGTAGATTTTATTTTTTCACCAGGATTCTTTAACTTATCTAACGTTTCTTTATTAACTGATGATGATACGTTTAATTCTTTATCTGATTGGAATTGTTCTAGAGCTTTTTTAGTCTTTGGACCAAATAAACCATCAATACCACACTTACCTAAATCATAACCCAAACCATTAAGTATTGTTTGTAGTTCGGTTACAGGTTTTCCTTTATGTCCAATTCTAATAACTTTTGAATCATTTTTCATTATCTCATCAAATGTGGGAGATTCACTATACTCTTTGGTTGAATTACAACCAACTTTCTTAAATTGTTTAACTGTTTCTTTTTCTAATTTTGGGTCAACTTTATTACTTAAATAATAATCATTAATCTCTGAATTTGGTATAGGTGGTTTGGTAATAACCTCATTGAGGATTCCCATTAATTTTTTAACCCTAATTATTTCCTCATTAATCAAATTTTTCATTTCAAACTAATTTTAGTTTTATTATAAATACACCATAATAAAAAAAACTTAGTTATTTAAAAATATACTAACAAGTTTGGGCTCCGTTAATCCCATAACAATAACATTACCTTTTACCAAATAACCAACCATATTTCATATAATCATCTTTAGAAACATTTTGTGAGTTAGTTTGGTTAATTTTTTCTTGTAAATTTGGAATGACTGGATTAAAAGACAATAAATTAGTTTGAAAATCATTATTACTAACAGACCAAGACTCTAACATGGCTTTTGTGTGTTCAGTAACTTTTGTTAAATTTGAAAATGACGATTCGGCGACATAACAAGCCATTGAAATAGACATAATTAAATCATCATGGTGTCCTTTTTGATGGTCAGGTCTACCACTAATATAAATAAACGTATTCATTTCATTGAATAAACGAGAGCTATAAATTTTAAATTCATGTCTCATTGATTCTTCAAATGCGGCAATAATTTGAACTCGTTTATTATTAAAATTTATTCCTGGAATTTTTTCTCCTATTTTAGAATCGTATTTCCATTTATTATTAACATCAACACCATCAACATATAAATTTTTATAACCAAGTTCTTGCATTTTTCTAGCTGTTGAAACTCCCATTCCTCCAGTTATATCTATTACAACAAAACAAGAATACATATTGGCCCATTTATAACAAACTTCGGCCATTGTGTCTGGAGGAAGTTTCCCAACGTATTCAGCAACTTGTTCTCTTGTATCAAAATCAATAATTTGAAACGAACTAAAATCTTCACTATCCCCTCTGCTTACGTCAACACCCATTACGTATTTATTACCAATAACAGGTTCTTTCCATATCCAAAGAGCGTTCCCCATCATTTTGTTTTGAGGTTCTCTAATATAATTTTCTCTAATTTTTAATAATAAGGTAGAATCAAATACATTATCTCCGGACCCAAGAAAATTGCATTCTAATTCTTGTGATACTTTTCTTTTATCGTATTTAAGTTTTTTAACCATACCTTCAAACCAAGAAGATGATGGTTTATAACCGCTGTCCATTATAATTTTTAAGTCAGTATAATCTCTTTTTAAAAAAGGAATCTTTTCCCAACTAATAATATTATCTGTAGGATATTCTTCTTTATTTAACAAATAATGAATAATATCGTTTGTTTTAACCAAATATAAATCTTTAGTGTATCTAGGGTCACGAAACCAAAACATTTCAGAAATTTTAAAATCATTCATATTTCTTAATGCTTGGTCATAAATTTCATAATAAATAGCATCATAACCATTAGGTGTTGAAACCACAATAACTTTACCACCGGTAGAAAGTGATGCCATACAAGCCGCCCAAAAA